ATATAAGAATTAACTGATTTACTAGTAAATTGTTTTTCGTACAATTTATTTTGTGCTTTTGTTAAAGAGTCAGCCATAGCTGCACGTGCTTCATAAACTTTTAAAGCACGATCTTGTAGAGCTTTGGTGCTATCAACATCATAATTTTCAGACCTTACCGCTAATTCTAATGCTGTTTGAAATGCAACTTTTTCATCTGCATTTATTTCATCATTTAGTGCTTTTTCATATTCTAAATATTGGTTAGCTAACTGTCTTGACTGTGCCTTTTCGTGTTGGTCAATAGCTAAAATATCATCGGCAAGAGCATTTGACGATCTACCTAATATATCAAAAAAACCAGCCATACCACCTTGATCTGTTCGTCCAGACATCATTCTCATAGCCCATTTGAACAAAGCAATGTCTCTATAATTATTACCTGTATCTCCTGTCATCTCTTGATATCTTTTTTTGTAGTCTTCAAAAGATTGTCGTTTACTTTCTTTTTCTTTTATTTTTTCTTCATATCTTTTTAACACTTCTTGTGACTTACTGTCATCAAGCTCCTCCTTACTTAGAATAAATGACAGATCTTGTGGATCTAATAATTCTTCATATGGTTCTTGTGACGTGGCCCCTTTATTCCCTTTAGGGTTTGTTTCTGACATTACAAGTCCTGTAGCGTTTCCGTCTGCGAACTCAGTATCAGCTTGCACTTGGTCTTCTTTAGCTACCACTCCTTTTTGTCCGCTTATTATTTCATCATAGAGTTTAGGATTTTCCATTTGCACACTTAGTTTAGCATCCTCGTCAATACCAATTGTTGGCTCAACATTTTTTTGCACATCTTCTGCAATCTGTTTTTGTGTATCTTTAGGTTCATCTAAGACCTGACTTACAGTTTGAATATCTTCATCCGTTTCTGTGGGCACACTTAAACCTTGTGCAGTTGCTGATCTGCTTGGATCAACATTTCCAACTAAAGTTGCTGCCTCTACAGGATCACCTAATATTGCCTCTCCAGCAAGTTCTGCTCCAGTAAGACCGGCTACTGTTTTTATTGGATTTTTTGCTAGTGTTTTACCAAGTCTACGACGTGCTCTAACACCTAGTCTACCTGCTCCCAAAGCTTTAAGGCCACCTCCAACAAAAGGCACACCATATAAACCTTCAAATAAATTACCACCTGCTGATGACAAACCCGATGCTGCTTGATCTAGATCACCTTTTACTACATCTAGACCTGCTCCAGCTATATCTTCAGCAGCTTGTAAACCTTGTATTCCTGTGTAGCCAAGACTAGCTGCCTCGGTGCCTTTATAAAGTGGTCTTGCAACTCTTTTACTTGCTTGCATTGCTCTATCAAATCCTGGAATTTGTTGAATCCTTCTTGTAACAGGTCGCATTGCTCCAAGTGCTTGTTGTCCAGCACCTCTAACTGCTCCAAGTCCTCTTTGTACATATGGTGACACAACTTGTCCAAGTCGTCCAACTTGAGGAGCTAGCATACGAGCACCTTGGACAAACATACCTAAATATGCTTTAGGTATCTCACCTGTGGCAACCTGTGCTTTTTTTCTAAAAAGAGGTCTGTTTAAAACTTTTTTCATCTATTTTGCTCCGGTAATACCTGTACCCGCTAGAACATCAAAAGCTTTGTATGCACCAACACCTGCTCCTAAAGCTTGAGCAAACGGATTTACACCTGGACCTGTACCAGCAGTTACTTGTGATGCAGCAGTTGGTAGTGCGGTCATAATACCTTTTTGAAATTCTATTCTCTGAAAAGGCTCATAAGCACGTGCAACATCTGTTTGTCTTTCTGCTGTAAGTTGTCGCTGAGCAATATCTCTTTGTATTGCACCCGCTTGAGCTAATGATTGAATATCTCTTTGTTGCATTTGTTGAGCTTGAGTGGCAGCTGTTCCTAAAGCTTGTGCCTGATTAAGTAGAGCCTGTTGTTGAAATTGCTGTTGTTGTTGTGCTGCACCTAAAGCTGATTGAAAACCTTGTGCTCTTAATTGACCTATTTGACCTAAACGTGCACGTTCAATTTCTGCTCTTTCAACACCTTCTCGTCCACCACCAAAAGCACCACCGGCCACAGCTTGTGCGGCTCGTTGATTAGCTTGCATAGCTGATTGTCTATTTATCTCATCAATGACATATCGTTCGTATGGATTCATAAAGGCATCTATGTCAGGTGCTTGCATAGCTTGGGTGCCTGCTTGACCAATAGCTCCAATACCCTGATCAAATAAAGGTAAACCAACTCCCGGTGCTGTCATTGCAAAAGCTTGTTGTTCTAAAGGTGATGGTCCCGCAGATATGTATTCAGGGACAGCAATCGGTTGTTTTGATAACTCAATGGCCTCATCATATAGAGCTAATTTTCTAGCTTCAATTTCAGGAGCTTCTCTTGTTATTTGCGTAGTTTTTTCTGGAGCTGCCGCTGGAGCTGGAGCCGGTCCCCCTCCTCCGCCGCCACCAAAATATCCTTTTAAGCCTGTTTCCTCATTTACTTTACCTGCACCACCTATACTTTTTAACAAACTTTGTTCAAATTTATTAACGTGAACTAATTCTGTATCTTCTCTCTCACCTTTATCACAAATGTCATTATACAATAATTTGTATAACCATACTTTTAATTTTGTAGGTATTAATTTAAGTAGCCATTTCATAAAAATATCCTGTATGTTTAAAGTTTAAACTATTTTGTTTAATTGCTTTTGCCCAACCTTTTCGTCCAATAATCTCAAGTCCATCACATTCATTTTGTTTTGCATAATTAATAAAAAAACTTTCTATTTTTTTTAAATGTTTTAATACTTTAGTACCTCCGCAAAAAAGTATACCTAAAACAGTTGCAGCGGGATAAAATACTTTTTGAACAATATATACAGCGGTTATAACTTTATTAACTGTAATTAAGAACATAGTCATTTTACCCTCACGTAGGAGACGTAGTGTTGATTCTAAAGTATGACGGCCTTTTGATTGTTTAAGAACTGACTGAATCCAATTTTTAACTTTTTTATCCCAAAACACGTCCACACAGTCTCTATCAATTTGTTTTATTTCCATCATTAACTATATCGTAAATTCTTTTCAATTGATCCTGCTGATTATAAAAAAATGCAGCACCTTTACGTCTCATCTCTTTAAAATCTTTCGGACTAGCTCCTGACATAATACCAGCACCTAATATAGCGTCTGCACGTGACACAAATTCACCGTCAGCTAATTGCGCTAACATTGTATCTTCATCTTTGTCACCAAGCCCAGAACCATCTTCAACATACCCTGCTGCTCTTACATAATTATTCACATCGTTTTCATCGTGTTCCGTTTTACTAGGTAGATAGTTTACACCGCCTTCTCTATATTTGGGTATGGCATTAACTATGCCGCCTTGTGCAAGTGCATATCGTGGTGACTGAAAATCATATAACGCTTGTTGTTGACCTGCTGGATCAGCAGGAGTATCGTAAGTTGCTCTTTCACCAATACCTTGAAGATTATCTCTAGCTTTTGAATAAGCTGTTGCATATTGCTCTTCACTGTAAGGTGATAGATCTTCTGCCATTTGTTCTTGTGATTTACCACTTGCAGTAAGAGAGCTAGCTAATTGACCGCCGGCTGAACCTATTCCTACAGCTTGCATTGTTGTTAGAGGTGCTCTTGCAGTCTCCATTAAAGCTGTGGAGGCAGCACCTGTTCCACCTGACGCTGATCCAAAACCAAGGTTCAATGCTTGTGCCTGTGTAAGATTTGTTCCTGCTACTGGAGCACTACCGGCAGCGGCTCCTCCAAGACTAGAAAAAGCATAACCACCAATACCACCAAATAAAGCACCTAAACCAATTGATTTAAAAACATTACGTGCTGACTCGCCACGTGCTAAAGCAGAAATACCACCAATACCAGCACCAATTGCTATTGGCAGCATCAGACCTTGTAAAAAATATTGTCTGAGACCAGTCGCTGTATTAAGAGAATCTGCTCCTCCTAATGATTTTAAAAATTGTCTTTGTTGTTTGTTGATAAAAGTGATCTCAGTGTCACCATTAATACCTTTATTTGCGATGTCCTTTTGAAGGATTTTTTTTAACGAAACTTTTATTGATTTCGGCAAAAGTTTTAGAAACCATTTTAACATTCAATACTCCTAGTAATTACTAGGTTTCATTCTACTCTGTTTTAGCTAAGGTTTCAACACCGTGGGGCACCATCTCATCAGAAAGTCTGCCTGTATACTGATATTCACCTACGTGTGTTATATAATCACTGATGTAAACAAAACATTTGCCGCCTATTTTTTTCCATAATAAGCAAAAAGCAAAATCCTCACCTAGATAGGAACTTGTTTTTGGGTCAAAATGTGTGTCAAAAAAGTTCCAAAAGTGTGGCCTATCGGCAAATTCACCATTTATTATAGTTTTTTGTTTTATTTTCTTCTCAGGGTATGCTTTTATTAATTTGTTAAATACGTTTCGTTGTATCAACATAAAACCTGTCGGCATATGATCTGCCTCTATGACACCATCATTTATACGAACCTCATTGTGATCATCGGTCAATCGGACAGGATATGTAAGCGCGGCACTATGTGCTCTAACCTCATCAATAACCTTACCTTCCTGCACCTTTTTTATTAATTTTTTCATATTAAGTGTTTTCATAGGATAAACCATTGAGATAATCTCTTTTTGTTTTTCTAATAACGTAAAAACAGATTGTGGTTCAAAAGCAATATCTGAATCTATAAATAATAGATGAGTTGCATCTTTGTTTTCAAGAAAACCACTTACACAAAGATTACGACCTTGTGTGACTAAAGAAGATTTCATTAGTTGAAAGGTGCACCTCATTTTTCTCTTCCAACATTGTTTTTGTAATTCAAGTAAACTTTGAGTATAGTGTATGGACACCTCACTGTGTACAGGAGTTGCCACGTGTAAATGAATTCTATCTACAATTTTATCTTCGTGCTCTATCCAGATTGGTTTATTATTGACCACCAAGCACACCTTTTAGAAAAAAAGTCCATTCAACTGCTTTTTTGTCCCAAGAATAATAATTTTTTACAAAATCTTGTTGTCTATTCAAGTGTTTTTGAATGACTGGCTCGTGAAGCGTGCTTAGTGAATCTCTAATGCCGTGTGCAAATACTGCAGCCAATCTTGAAGGATCTTTGTCATACGTTACATAAATTGGAAACTCGGATCCCGTTTCATACAAAGCACCAAAATTAGTTGTAATACAATATAAACCTGCAGCCATACACTCTAATAATGATATACAAGATGTTTCTTCCCAAATACTTGGATAAGCATACATATGATAATTAGGTAATTTTTCTAAAATAAAATCATTTGATCTGTATCCAATATAGTTGACGTTAGGTAATTTACGAGCTTGTTCAAACAAAGGCTCATACTCTGCACGGTTTTTTTCATCAAATTCTTTGCCGTATATTTCTGTGCTTGAGTACACGTCTAATATTATATTATCATTTTGTAGATGTTGCATAGCTGCTAAAAGCACATTGAGACCTCGCCAAGGTGTGTTCTGATGAATTACTCGTAGTGTATCTCCAGGTTTGTATACTGTTCTTTCCGGAAAGTTTGTAACACCATTTTTTATAACGTGACATTTATTTGTTGGTACATCAAACATCATTCTAAATTTTTCATAATTCCAATGTGAGTTAAATACATACCAATCATACTTATCGTGATTTCTTTTATCTTTAAACCACGGTGCTATGTTAGGTTGATCATAACTATTTTTTTGCCATAATATATTTATCTTATCTTTTGACAGAGGAGTTTTTTCAGGAACTGATGTAGTAATATTAAATTTATCTAATAGTTTGTTATCTACAAACTTTTGTAAAAAACCTAATTGTAACTCTGTGCCACCAGAAGGGTTCATTTTGATTTAATCTCTCCACCATCCTCAGACATTTTCATTAAATCAGGATGATTATTTTTCTCTAAAGACATAATGATATCAGTAGCAATTGCTCCTAAATGATTTGCAAAATCTCTCGCACTTGAAGGATCAAAAACAAGTTTTTTCTTTTTATTTAAAATATCTAATTCTTTTTTGTTAAAATGCATTTCAGCTTCAGCCGTTTTATGATTTATAAGTATTTTCATTGACTATCGCCAAATAAATCAAAACCAGGGACTATAACATTTGTATCAATTACAATGTCGTCCTTAACTGTGTCTGTGTTTGGATCCTCTACGTCAGCTAGTGCGTGAGCTTCATTTAGATATTGTTGGTGAGTTTTTTTATTTCTAAATGTTTGCTTAGTTTCACATTTAATTGTTTTCATATTTATTTTTAACAATTAAAAAAATACAAAGCAAGTAAAATTATCCGTTTTCTTGTGATCTATCAATTAAAGCATATGACACAATACCCTGTATTTCATTTGCGGTACCTGCAGTGAGTTTAAGTATATCTCCCTCTTCTAAAACTAAGGTTTCAGATATAATCTGCCTTGTGGTGTTAGCCGCTATTGATGCATTATCTATTCGAAATGTTGCTCCTGCACTTGTATCAGTTACTTGTGTAGCTAAATTCACTGCACCTGACGAGCCGTTGTGAGCTTGTATTTGTTTAATTAAACATCTCCCAGTTGTTGGCGCAGTCAACACTGATGTCGTTCCTGTAGTCGTTAAATTAAATCCTGCATTTTTATAACGTACTGTCATTGTAAAAACCAATTAAAAGCATCTTGTTCATTCTTAAGATCAATTTGATAAGACGTGTTCAGTTGTGTTACAAGTGTATCCAAACCATATTTTGTTTGTCGTTGATTATCAACAATGTATTCTGCATTAGGTTCAGGTATTATTATATTAATTTTAGCCAACTTTTTTTCTCCCTCGCTTTAAAGACTCTTTTGCTTTTTTTGCAATACTTACAACTTGTGTTTTTCCCATCACCTTTGCACGTTGTTCCATAACTGTTAGTATTTGTATTTTACGTGCATAAGGTTTATTAATTTTTCTTACTTTAGCAACCGTATTACGAGCATCTGTGGGTGTAGCAAATTTAATTCGTACAGTATCTTTAGGGTTCTCATCAGTATAAAGTCTACGATCACTACCCTTTGGTTTTTTACCAGTTCCTACTTTGGGATCTTTTTTCTTTACCATTATCTTTGTCCATCCGGTTGAATATCAGCTCTAAATGTTCCAAATCTCCAGGATTCTCCACTAGCCGTATTTCTTAAATCAAAATTTACCGCTCGTGCTCTTGAACGAGTATCTATTTTTTTTGTACTAGAGTCAACTGTAAATGGTCCAAGAGTTGAAGATACCTCCGTGTCATTGGGAAAATCCCGTAAGTTAATAGTAACCTGAGCATTACCAGTTAATGCTCTAAAGTCAGGTATGAATCTTCTAATCTTTGCAAATATTTGACCTAACGTACCATCAAGGGGTAGTTCAAAATCTCCACTTTGTATACTACCAATTACAGAGGTTACATTACCTGCATCATCAACTTCGTCTGTACCCGTTTCGTGAAAATAAAGAGTGGTGGCTCCATTTGTATTTGTAACACCTTGAATCGTAGGAAAAGTAGGTGTGCCTGTTAGATCAAACTCACCAGCAATAGGATTATCAAATACTGTTTTGTCGTGATAAATAGTACGAGCTAAGCTACCGGTTGTCCACACACCCTCTTGATAATTTAACGTAACACTTCTATCAATTTGTGAAGAACCACTTTTTGGATAGAACCAATTTATTTCACTAAATAACGAATTATACTGTGCATATATTGTGTCACTGGCTGATAGGTTGATACCAAGGTCAGTTGTGTCTTTAGTTGTAAATACAAAGTCCTCAACTGAACAAGGCATTTTTTTTACTGTGCCGTCATACATATAAAAACCACCGGAACGTCCCATCCAAAAACAAGCACCATTAGCATATACTACACCGTGTTGAGAAATTAGACCACAGTTTGACCCTACTTGTGTAATACTAAAAGTAAATGGTGGGCCAACAAATTGCATTCTATAAGCAGAAGTGTCAGTTAAAATTAGAATATAATCTTTTGCTTTTGCTGCACCTATTATTCTACTGCCAGAGTCAAGTTGAAATGTTCCTGCAGTATTTGTTGAAGTAGGTGTATAAGATGTTATGTCTTCTTGATCTGAGAATCTTATGAACATCAAGTTCTGTGTATTACCATCACTTATGTCTGTGTTTGTACCTAGATGTATCAGATGTCTATCTCTTTCAGATACTATTGACATTGAAGATTTTGTAGGAGCACCTGATACAACAACAGCTCTTGTTGTTAGTGCATTAGAGTCAAGTGTTATTGGATTCCAAGTAAATGTTCTATCATTGTGAATTGTGGCTACAAGTTTTTGACCAAAATTATCTAAAGACCAATTACCTGGATCAAGTGTTAATTCGCTTGTGCTAACAGATTCACCCCAAGAAACATAGTTTGATGCATCCTGCACAGATGCACCAGAATCGTGAGCAGTTCGTGTTGTGCCATTTGTGCCTCGTACTATGCCTTGTAGCACATTACCAATGATGCTTGTATATGTTATTAACTCTCCACCAACTAATATTTTACCTGCTGATGCAAAACCAGTAGAATCAGTAAGAGTAATAGTTGTTCCAGATCCTCCAGTTCCAAATTCATTATCTGATAGTGCACCATTAAGAGTTGTTACGACAAGTGGACTTATTGTTCCTCCCCATTCACCAACTCCCCAACCAAAACCAGCTGTCTGACCTATACCACCAACTTTTACGTATGGATTTATTGTTGCTCCTCCTCCTGCTGACATACCTGTGCCTGTTTCATTCGATGCCATTGTAACTGTAAATGCGTTGTTATTAGGCACTGTTGTTACCTCGAAAGTGTTTGTAGTAAAATCACTTGTAGAATATCCAGTTGCTCCTCCGCCCGGTAAAGTCACACTGGTAAAAGTAAACAGATCACCTACTGCTAATCCGTGTGCAGATTTGTTTACAGTAACACTAGCAGAACCGTTTGATGAGGAAAATGTTGCACCTGTTATAGCAGTTTCTAAAGGACTTATGTCAAACAAAGAACCGTCAAAATATAAAAACAAACCTTTGTTGGTTCCGAAGGCAACATATCTACGTCCCCTTATATCTGTCCATATATGAATATCTCTTGCTACACCGATAGTGCTATTACCTGTAATCTGTGACCATCCACCGATTTTTTCAGGAAAACCGTATCTAAATCTTACATTGTCTCCGTCAATCCAACGTCCTGCTGCACCTGTGGGAGTCACTTGTTTATTAAAGCCCGGTGCTATTTTTATCTCTCTTAAAGGCATAACAAATTATAGACTAAAAAGTCTTAATGGTAAACCTACTAAGGTAACTGCCCAGGCTGTCTTACCGAAGGTCCACCTATAAATTCTCTGCCATCTAAATAGTAGTCTTTGTTTTTTTCTGTATCTTCAACATAATGTAAAAATGTCTGAAGATAGTAGTCACCGGTAAAATGTGGTCGTGAGTGAAAAACTTTATCTCCTCTGTAAAATAAACCATCACCGGGCTCTAGAAACACATCTTCTTTTTCAGCTCTAAATGCCCATTTTGTTCCACAACTACCGATATGTACACTTATTGAATGTGTGCAAGAACCTCTATCTTTATGCTCTTCAAGGTGGGCATTAAAAGTATAAAGTCGCCAATATGAATAGGTTGGCAAAACTTTAATGTTTAGGTGTTTCTCAACAAGAGGCACCTTGTGAAGTAAAAAAGTGTCAAATAAAGGATCGCCATAAAATCCTGTATCTCCGTGTGTCTGACCTAAATCAAAGTCATCATAATTAAACCTGTGTCTAGATTTCATATATTCAGCACAAATTTTTACTTCTTCTTTTGTAAAAAAATTTTTAAATATAGTGTAATTCATAAAAACCAACTAACTATCGAATAACGTGTCCCCTCTGTTACAGGTAAAACAGAATGTGGATATATAAAATTACTAGGAAATATAATTAACCTATTTGGTTTTACATCTACTTTTTTTAACACCTCATTACTATCGCTTGGGTTAACAAAAACTAATTCACCACCTTTATAATCATTGTTTAACAAATAAATTACTGAAAGTGTTCTTGGTATTGATCCAGAATGGTCACAATGTGGTACATAAAAGCCTGTCTTTTCATATTTTAATGCTGTAATTTGTAAAATTTTTTCAATAGGTGAACAAGTTGGGCTTTTATTTATTGTTCTCATATACTCACCGATCATAAACATAAATGTTTTTCTTAATAGATTAAAATAATGCACGTCTGTGTAGGATTTTGAATTATAAAAAAAGTCAAACACCTCAGCCTTTCTTATATCTCTGTGAATACCTGCACCTTTAGGTTGAGTGGGATCAATCACTTCAGCATTTTTAAATTTAACTTTATTTAAATATTTAAGTAAAGAAATAACAACCTTAAATGGAAATATATTGTCATATTCCTTTATAAAAGAAACAGTATCCATAGTAAAAATATACTACTTTATTTAAGGAATAAGTAAAGGTGAAATTTTTGTTTGACTAAATGAATTTTTTAAAACTTCTGCTGGACTTGTATTTGCAATTGGATAACTAACGGAAGATAAATCAAGTGCTTCTAATCCTTCAACCCAAGTCGTGATTTCATTTTTATAAGCATTATCAATCTTGTTGTATCTAATAAATCTTACATAAGCTTCTTGAATATTTTCAACCCACCCTTCAATCAAGTCTTGAGTCACATCTATGCCAAAAGCATCATTGTTAGTCCACACTAAAGAATTATCAGATTTATTTATAACCACATTTTTTTTTTCACATAAAAAGTCCTGAGCTTCCTGATCAGTCAGCTGCACACAAGTATTATGTTGAGCAAAGTATGCATCTTTAACTGCATCAGTTGGTGCTATAAAAATCGGTCGTGTATTCTGTGTGTCTGTCGGTAAAGTAAAAATTGCCCAATATGCCATATTTCAACTCCTAATATGTTTTTCCATTTTCTAATACTACAAGCATACCTACTCCTCGTCCTGTAGTTCCATTTGCTGGAGAATTAACTTGTGCAGCTACTCCACCTATACCTGTTCCCCCTAAACCAAACTGTAATCCAAAAGTGTGAAAAGATGTGGAATCAGTATCAGGTCTACTATTTGATGGGCTTCCCGGAATAGTTTGTGGCACAAAATAAGAATCATCAAAACCTGTAACGTCACTAGCTGGAGAGGCTGTGCCATTAGCACCTTTAGTACCAAAAGCATTTCCACTTGGAGCTGCACCACCTCCAGCACCACCATTTACTGTTAATGTCCCTGCGGGATCAGCAAAGGTAGTTGCACCACCTGCGTTACCAGCAGTTACAGGTCCACCACCATTTCCGATAGCTCCTACTGAAAATGGAACGGAATAGGGTGCGGAGATAGGTATATCAAAAAAACCCAAGCCTCCATTACCACCACCACCGCCACGACCTGAGCCGTTTGATGGTTTTCCACCTGTTCCACCGCCACCACCTTGCATATATATTTTTAAACGAGTTGTGGCAGATGCTGCAGTGTATGTTCCCGATGCAGGTCCTTTTTGAACTAGACCTAATGTATATCCTGTCGCTCCAGCTGAACCAGAAGATGCTCCTGTTAATCTACCATCAGCATCTACTGTAATTGTTGCTGCTGTATAAGTTCCCGCTGAAACAGTTGTGGCTATAAGTTGATTTGCACCAACTGAGTCTGCAGCTAATTTTGTTTGTGTAATTGTTGATTGAGCAATCTTTGCAGCTGTAACCTGACTAGCTGAAATTTTTGCACTTGTAATTGCATTGTCCGGTATTTTTGCAGTAGTAACTTGGTTAGCAGAAATTTTAGCACTAGTAATTGCATTGTCTGCAATCTGTGCAGTACCAATTGTACCACCCAAAGTATCTAAGGCAATTTCATTTAAGTTTGTTCCATCTGCATATGCCGCTACAATTTTTGATTCTGCAGGACTAAAACCTGTGCCACTTACAGTTTTAATTGTTAAGTTTGACGGATTGGTTACTGCCGTTATATCAAAAATATAAAATTTTTCTATACCGTCAGGTATGGTTACAACAGATGCACCTGATAAAGTGATTGTTGCAAATTTAATAACCATATTACGAGCATTTGATAACGCTGCATTACTCATTGCTAATGCTACTGTTCCACCGTTAGTAAGTGTTACAGATTCAACACCAGCGATTGCTTGTTGTACTAAATTTAGGTTTGTATTGGTTTTGTCACCCCAAGTACCAGCATTTTCGCCAGTTACCATTAATTCTAATTTTAAATCAGTAGAGTATGTAGAAGTCATAAAAAATCCTTTTAAGTAATATACACTATTTAAGCCGCCCTATCAACTTCCGTCCAAACAACTTCTGTTCCAACATTGACTTCGGACCACGCAGTTATTGTAGGAGTTCCAACTGATAATGTCAATGTCTGACCTGTTACACTTGGGTCCGCACTAACCACTGGTAAAGCTGTTCCAATAGATGTAGTCATTGCTTGTCCAGAGGCTGTTACAGAAGAAACAGCATCAACTGTGCCTACTGACATAGCCATCGCTTGTCCTGTTACTCCTTGAACATTTGTTTGAACAAGAGTTATCGAGCCTTGACTCATTGTCATTGCTTGTCCGGTAACATCAACAGGTGTTTTTAATCCTGCAGCAACAATACCAACTGACATAGCCATTGCTTGTCCTGTAGTTGATTCGTTTGTCGTTTGAACAAGAGTTATTGTTCCCAAACTTGCATCAAGTTGATCTTCAGCAGGTATGATTGTAGGTGAACCATCAATCTGTAATCCGATCTGACCTATGTTTGTAGACATAGACTGACCGCTAGCAGAATGAGAAAAATCAGTAAATCCTAAAGCTGTGCCCTGTGATAAAGCTAAAGATTGTCCAGTAGCAAGAACAGAATAAGCAACACCCCAAGCACCATTACCCCACTCTCCTCTGCCCCAACCTGAATTTAATTCAGCAGTTGATACAACAGAGCCAATTGCAGAAGTTAGTGAACCTGCGGTTGTAACACTTATATTAGTATTACCTTGCTCTCCCCAAGGACCATCTCCCCAAGTAAGTGAACCCCAAGTGTTAGACATAAATTACCTAACTATGCGATTCTTAATATAGCCGCAGATGTAGTAAAAGCAGGGAACTGAATTGTAAATGTACCAGATGAAGCAGTTTTATCAGATCCAAAATCAAGAACTGCAACTGCTGTTTTTGAAGCATCCGATTGATAAATCAATGCTCCTCTTGCAGTCAAAGTCACGTTTGTAAAAGATAAATCTGCAAAATCAACAATAGCTGTATTTGTAGCAAGTGATGTTCCACCATTTACAAGAGCTTTACCTCCACTGCTATAACCAGAAGGAGAAGATGATTCCCCGTTTGGTGACCCACCAGCGAATGCAGTTGTTGATTTACCTAAAGTAGCTGAGTTTGTAAACAAAGCTAATTTAAATGTGTTACCACCCGGAGTTTTAAAATTATAAGCACCCTCTAATAAACCCTTTTTGAAAGAGTTACATATTGCATTAGTAGTAATAGCCATTTTTATTATCTCCTTATTTAGTTAACTATTTAAGGTGATGGGGATGGAACCTTAATACGAGGCACACCCTCATCGTACTCACCCCTTCTTCTTCTACCCATTTGTTGAAGAGCGAAAGCTTGAGTGTTTTCATTATACTGATCTAAATACAGTTTGTATAGATCGTAAGGACCTTTAAGATACCTAAAACATTCTGATAAAACTCCGTGTAACAGTAAATTTTCTTGATACTGTGATAAATAAGTTTGAGTTGTTGAGTTAAAATGAGGAGGGTCTTTTATATAGTTTACTTGTATTTGATATGAGGTGTTTGGTGTTGGAGCAAAAACTATACTTGTATTATCCCAATTGGCAAAATATTTAGGTTCACCTTGCGCCTCAGTTGGATTAAACTCTGAAATAAAACTAGTGTCTCTCTTTTCTAGAAAATTTCTAGTACCACTATTAATAATTTGAACTGAACGTGTGATTAAAGCATCAGCAGGTAAATTAACATATCTTTGAGAAGCAACTAAACTTGAAGTTGCATATTTTCTTAGATCATCATAATCAACTTTTCCAGCTATATCTAATTCTGTGTTCCTTATAAATTGATCTAATAAAGTATCACTTAAAACATTTGAGTCTACCTCTGTGTAGTTTCTTACTTGTGTTAAAAAATTTGTGTATGTAATTGTCATCTTAAAGTCACCGTTATTGATCCTGCAGATGGCACCTCAGAAACAGCACTACTTGCAGTTCTTGCTCTTAATTGTCTTTTACTATTTTGTTGATCAGGTGTCAACGGTGGTACTAAAGACTCAGGATTAGAATTAAAAAGAAGTGCAGGATTTAAATCTACTATAGTGGGTGATGATCTCTGTGGTCTAGCACTTGCTAAAGCAATAGCATCAGCAGTAATGTGTTTTCTTCTAATTTGTGGGTGTTTAGCCTCATATTCGGATTTATGCACAAAAGAACCATTCCATTCTTTTACCATCTCGTTGTACGGAAAAGCTTGACCACTTCTATCAGATATAGCTAATGCATATTTCCCACGCGCGTACGATCCCATTATCTAACTCCTTTGAAGTTTGTCCCTCTAATGGCTATGCCTCCACCTTTTTGCAATTTTGCTGTTCTTGACCCTGTAAATTTAGCATAAGGATTTACAGTGCCTCTAGGTCTTGCAAAACTTTCATAAATACTTGCCGCTGATTTTTTTGGTGATCTATTCGAATACATATATCTATATTGATGTCTTGTTTTTAATCTATCTAAAGCAGCGGCCTGTTTATCATATTCTGGATCACCAGCTCTTGCTGGTCTAGTTGTAGTCTCAGTGTAAGTTTGACTACCCACTTGTCTATATTGTGGGTTTAGATTAGTTTGTCCCATACTGGTACGATTTTTTATAGGTTCCTGAAGATATTCTCTACCGTAAGGTCCTCTTGTTAACACAGCTCCTTGTGGTAAAGTAGTTGTCATTTCTGGAGCTCTTGGTTGTCCGTAAGTGGTTGTTCTTGGATAACTTACTTCGTATTGTGGTCTTGTTTTTTGTTGTGTAGAAGTAAATGTTAAATTTTTTAAATTTTTTTCTGCTTCAGCTATTTCTTTAGACAAATCTCTATAGTAACCAGTTGTTGGTGCAGGTTTTGAAGTATCGGCAGGAATAAAAGAATATGTAGGTGTAAAAGTTTTTGATTCCAAACCTTTTGATATGTTAGCAAATTGTTCATCTGTTGGTTTTGCAAATTGTTTTTCTATAGATGAAATGTAAGCTTGTCTTTGATTCTCAGGCATATTCATAGTTGCACCATATTGAATGTTTGCTCTTTGATCAAAAGTTTTTAATTTTTCCGGTGTGCTTTGAAGTCTCTGTCTGTAGTTGCTAATAGTTTTAAACAGCTCCGGTCGTGATTGTTCAAGAGGACCAAGATACCCACCAGCTTGTAAATTTTTTATTCTTAAGCCTTTCACTATTTTACACCCTTAAATGAGGTACCTTTTATTGCAGCTCCTACACCTCTAACTAAACCCCCCTCATCAAATCTAAATTTTTCATATGGATTCTCTTTTGATTTTTTATAGCCAGCATAGATATCTTTTTTTTCTTTTTTTGGTTTGTCCATAGCAATCCTGTATGTTGGCATAAACTTTTCTGAACCTAATGATTCCGTTATTTGTTTGCGACCTTCCTCAGTAGCAAATTTTAATTCTTGTTGTTTTAAATACGCCTCTCTCATATCTTTAGGCATATTCTCTGCCGCTTTTTGTTGAATAGGGGCTCTTTCAACTAATTTATCGTATTTTGCTTTATCGGTTTCTTTTAATTTATTTGCATAGGTCATAAAATTTGTAGCAAAGTTTGGTGAGATTGCTCTTAATGTGTCAACAATTGTTCCTAGATTCGCTTTGGTAATTCTCATACTTTTCATTCTAAACTCCTTGTGGGTAATAGGTTTGTGGTGTTATATACACAGATGTTCTTTGACCATCCTCGTTAAGTGCTCGTGATAACTCATCTTCATATATAAGTTTGTTCTGTTGCGTTAGGTTTGGATTTATTTTCATACTCATATAATATGCTAGTCCCGCTACCATACACGGCAAGAAACGAAAAACCACATCAGCTGTATTCGTATACACTCCAGAGTCTTCAATTCTTTTAAGATAATAATACTTTAGATATGTATATGTTGTGGCATCTGGAACTTGATACAAAGTAATTGTTGGTATTGTCTGTCTATCAACATAATACTGTGATGGTTGACCTTGCGACCCTTTATTAGGCAAAGCTGCATATTCACTTCTACTAATTTTTGTTAGTGATACATCGTTTGTAGCACTTGTTGTTCCGGTGGTTGTGCTCACATAAGCTTCAAGTATATCATTAGCATTACTTGGTGCTGTGTAAGTTTGTGTCCCTGCAGTCAGTAACTGTTCTTTTAGCTCTACTTTCCAAAGATGAACACCTCGGTTTCCCCATTCTGAAAAAAGAATATTTAAACTTCGTCTTGCAGATTTTAGATCTTGTCCACTATTAGTTCTTGCTCCGCATCTTTCGTACGCCTCTTGTATGATATCATCAATATCTAAATCGAATGTTGTTGTTCCTGATGTGGCCATTTTTCATCCTAATAAATTGGTGTTTTCTTTTTAAAACCACCTTTTGCCATACCTATACCTCTAATTTTTTTTATGGCATTTGTAACGCCGCCTTTTTTCTTTTTATTTCTTGCTCTTAATATTTTAAAATCTTCACCAGTAATTTTACCATCCTTATTGGCATCAATCCTTGCTTGACCCCCAACAAGAAACTCTTCTTTTTGCTGTTTCTTTTTACTTCTTTTCATAAAGGTAGCTGTTTTATCTCTTTTACCTTTAGCACTTTTTATGCTTCTTGTGACTGAATCTCCATATTCGTCTGCTCCCACTAAAGCTACACCCATAGGTCCATAAGCCATACCTAAAATTTGTGGATCTTCATCAATCTTCTGTTCAAATTTACTTTTTTTTCTTTTAGTCGGGTTTGGTAAAGTAATCTGCTTACGACGAGCTGCTTTCTTCATTTCAGAACGTTCATCAATAACTTTAATTTTTGGTTTTCTTCCTTTAACTTTTTTTGCTACCTCGTCTTGTAATTTTACTGCAGATTCACCTGGGCCAACTGGTCTTCCTAACTGTTTTGAAAAATATTGTTGCACAGATTTAATGCCTTTTGATAATACTGCCATAATTGTTCTCCTTTACTAGAGTATACCTTTATAATAAGTTTCTATCAACATCCCCTTGCTTGCAAAGGTTTTAACATTAGTAGGTTTACCACCTACACCTTGAGCTTTAGCTCTTTTTCTTTTTACCGCACTTCGTCTTTGCGATTCGGACATTCTTCGTGCTTTAGCTAATGGCACACATTTTGGATATTTTCTCTTCTGATCTGCTTTTAATTTGCTACGACCACATTTAGCATAGGATCCATCTTTTTTCTTTGATCCTATATCAACCCACTTTTCGGAAAACCATTTTTTTAATCCACTTTTTGCCATACTAATAAATAGGTGTTTTATTTTTAAAACCTTTAATTGCTATTCCACCAATACTTTTTTTTATTGGAGTTTTTGGACCTTTTCTTGACGGCACAGGAGGCTTATCTGCAGGACCGTGTATATCCGGATCATAATCTTGAAATTCAAAACCATCATCTTTTGCTGGTATATCTTCAACATTGTTATCTTTATTAAATTTTTTCACTGCAGCATCAAATTGTTTTTTACTACTATAACCATCAATTCTGCCTAAAATAGGATCAATAAAAAACTTCTTGATACCACCACGAGCGAATTTTGGTGCTCCACCTTTTTTATACTTTTTACTCCTAGGTGGTTGTCCAAGAATGGTGCTATCAATCATATCTTGTATTCTGCCCTCAGTCTCTTGTTCCCTTTTTACTCTTTTTTCAAATTCTTTGGCAAAAGTACCTTTTTTTTCATAAATTTTATCTCTATAGGCGTCAAAATCGCTTTCAGTTTCAAACTTTAATGCACCAGTTTTTGATCTTTTTCCTTTAGCTTGTTTTGCTTCTTGCTTTATTATATCTTGTTCAATAGCTTGATCTCGTTCTTTAGCTAAAATCTTTCTACGATTTTTTTCTATGAACCTAAGTAAGTCAAGTGACTTTTTAAATGGCATATTACTCTCCTACAGTAAATCTTTGTAATATGCCTGAGCTGAAGAGTTCATTAAATTATCATCATCAACATCTACTGATATTGGTGAACCCATAACTTCGTGGCCGCCTACTTTGTTAAAGCCACCTTTAGAATAAGTTTCATCAATGTAACCACGTTTTCTGTTTTCAGCTGCTATTTTAGAATTTCTTATGTCTATACCTTCGTTCGTTTCTTTAGCCTCTTTTCTTGCTTGGTAACGAAGAAAGGGTGTTGCAAGTGCCATAATTGGACTACCTGATTCTGCAAGCACATCTAACATACTTGGCTGTCCAGGAATAACTCTACTTAACTTTTTCAATTTTGGTTTTCTTGGACCATAAAAATCCTTACCAGGTTTATTGGAATATCTTTTTGATTTGTAAGCCTCAATTTTTTTTTGAACTTTCTTTCGTGTTCTTACTGAAGCCTCTTTATCAATTTCTCTTTTTGGGTTTTTAGATTCCATAATATCTCCTGTTTTAGCTTTTTTAGGACCCCAGTCTTTTCTTTTTTTACCGCTTGGGTCTTTAATTTTACCTGCACATATTTTTGATGCATAAGCGTTTGCATATGCGGAAGGATATACCTTAAATTTTCTTTTAGCTGCTGCTTTTCCTCTAGGACATAATTTAGTCATTAGTTACTTTACCATTCTTAAGTATGTCAGTAAACCCTATCCAACCTGTTACAATATACTTTTCTGATGTATGTGTGACTTTGCTTCTGTGTAAGTGACTATTCCAAGCTGACCAAAATAATGTAAGCCCTTTGATAGCAGGAACATAAAGTTGTTGAAGAGCAAACTCTGTTCCGCCATCAGCTATTGAGTTAAGATAAGTCATATATACAAGATATCTATTATTCTGAACTTTTGTGCCTGCAAAACTATTTTCACAATGCCAATCTTTGTAGCCACCACCTTTTTTATAATACTGTATATTTATTTGTTCATACAATCCAAATTTCTTTATCTGGTTTATATGTGGATATTTTTTTAAATATAATTTTAAACAATCACCCAATTCAGAAACATATTTTTTTCCAAGTTCTGATGTTTCATCTAAACGTAAATCTTCAGAATCTTTTATTTTTTTGTCAATACGTTCTTTACCTGCATCATAAACAACACCAGCATCTCTTTTAGAATTTTTGGTAAATTCTATAAGCTTATCACAAAGATGATTATCAATAAAATAACCACCAATAAGAGAGGAGTGAGGAGTAAGTAATTCATTTCTTTCTTTTTGCGGCACAATGAGCCCTTTCACTAAAACCTTTTGGTCTTTTGCAATTTATTTTTTGTTTTCTTTTTTTACTCCACTTCTTTTTTTGTGGTGGGTTTTCAATTTGTTTTCTGGTTTGCGATCTTGTTATTGGCACGGGATGTACCTCGTTTTACCATTTTGGTCTTTGTAAGCTTTTAGAAATTGTTTTCTATTTTTTTTACTTGAATAGGAAACGTGAATCCATCCGCTGTTAGGGTCTGACTCTTTGTAGAACTCTAAAATTAGCTGGTCATAATCGTAGTTTTTATTTATGTGCTCAGCTAGTTTTTTATTATCCAAACCAATTATTTCAAAATCGGCAGCCTCCCCCTTACAGTGTTGAGATTTAGCACTTGACCCTATTTTCTTTGACAGTTCAATACTTCTAAAACCTGAAGATATTGTTATGGGCATTTCAAAACGATCTCTAATTGGTTGTAAAAGTTTTTCGCACAATGTTTTAAGACATAAAATTTGTTGTTGATTAGGTTTATTATCAATACCCAAACGAAGTGCCGTTTGTGATTTTGTCATTTCTGAAAGTGTAAAATTAGGTGATAGTTTCATTTTTAAATTTTCTCACAAATAAATTAACTGGAAAAGATATGGACACCCATATCGCCCAAATTGATAAGAAAAATAAAAAACCAAATACGAGAAAACCGGTGGTTAGAAAATCCAAGAAAGGCTCAATAATACGCATAGTCCAATTACTATAAAGTCTTTATTAGAATTATACAAGTTTTTTATATTATCAATATGATTTTTTATTTGATCTAACATTTCCATCTCCTTCTTGCCTGACAAATTCTTTTGTTAGGCGTTTTTTTACAGTTAATATTATGCATTCTAGCCTGTCCTGCACTTCTTGCACAAAAAGACTTTCTACGTTTTGCAGCTTTACTGCCTTTCTTTACTTTACCAGTAACCGCTGTTTTAAGTTTGGAACCTGGATTCATCCGTCTATAAGCTTTTACTCCAGCTGCAGTCATACCCGCGCCTGATTTAGTTGATCTAAAGTTTTTCTTATTACGAGGAGGCATACCTCCTTTCTTTAGACCAAATAAATCTAGATCCTCATAGTATGAATCCATACTATCCATAATAAACAGTCGCCGAGGTTACTGTGCCTGCTGGCATTTTTATATAGGAACCTAAAGTTGAATTTTTCCTAAATAAAATACCCTCATCTGGAATGTACGGTTCAATATAATCTTTTGTAGTGGTCGCAACTGTATAGAAGAATAAAACATCTCCTGTTGGACTACCTAAAGCAAAAGAAATATCACCAATTGTTCCACCAGTAGTTATTTGTGCACCTTTTACTCTGTTAGCTCCTGCAAATATTACGCCTGCAGCTTCAGCAGAGTTTCCTGCTGATGTATTGGTGCCGACTGCTCCACTTGCAGCAATTTGTGTAACGGTAGCAAAATACTTAGTTGTAGAGACAGTATTTGCGTTTGGTCCTGCAATTGTTTCAGATTGAGATGCACCATTAGCATCTGTGCCTGTTATCGTAAAGTTCACACCAGATATATTTCCTGAGGATGTTAACGTAATCAGTGCTACAGTATTAGTGCCAGCAAAAGTAGCAGCGGTGCCTGCTAAAGTCATATCGCCTGCACCACCTAAAGTTTGAGCTGCCGCCACACTAGTAGTACTAGCTGCTGCTGGTTTAAAGGTTTTTACTTGTAATTGTAAACCCATAATTTACTCCTATCTATCAGATGCTGCAAACATATAATCAAGTGTTGTAATTTTAGTTCCAGTAGCATTACCTGATAGAGACATTGCTGCTATTGTTAAAATTTCATCACTAGGAATATTATCTGTGTGAGTAGCAACTAGTTTTCTGTTAACAAAAAATTCAACTTGTCCAGTATGATTAGAATCTTTTGGACCTTGAATTCTAATGCTTAATGTAACATCAGTATCGTTTGTCATATCAACACCAGAATCAGTTGAAGTTTCTGTACCATCTTTTTCTGTTTTACACAGAATAGATGCATCACCGTCATCTTTTTGAAAAACGATTCTGTCTGTTGCGGTTAACATATTTTCTGGATTTGTTGCAAAATTTATAGTGAACCCAAAACATAAATCAGTGTCAGTCACGTCAGATGTTCTAACTTTAGTTTCAAACCATAAGTCTTTGTTTTCCTGTACTTGAAATATTTCATTCTTCTGAATAGAAGCACCATCGTTGTCTGTGGTTCCTGCTGAACTTAAATTTAGTAAACCATTTAACTGATCAGCAGCTATTGCTACCGATGCTCCTGAATCTTTTACAACAGTCCATCTGTGACCTGTGGCAGAGTCAAAACCCACTCTGTCAAAATCATCAAAATAAACCACGTAATCTGGATTTTTGTCTATTGGTAAATCCTTAAACCATTTTTTATTGTCATTTACACCCGCAAATAAAATTGGGCCTGTAAAATGTACACCTGCCATAGTTTTCTCCTAGGTTAAAAAATGTAGTCCTCTAGGGTGGTCTGCCAAGTCAGTCTACATTTAGTTTATATTATCTTGGTAGATTCATTATACATAAAAAAAAGGGGCTCGTAAGCCCCTTTTAATCAATATTAATCGTAATATTTAAGCAGCTCCTGGAGAACCAAAAATACCTCTTGGATCAGAGAAACCAAAAGAATATCTTTCTCTTGCTTTGAATCTTACGTTACCTGTATCGAAGTCACCCTCAATAGCAGTTTTAATTGGTGCTCTAACAAACTGTTTTAGTCCATTAGGTGCATCTGTCATAATAAAGAAAGCATCCGTATCAGTCAGATAATGGTTAACTCTATAACCTTGTGGGATCATACCCATTGAAGCCATAGCATTAATGTCATTATCAGCTGTCGCTACTCTCTGTGGAGATCTTAAAATTCTCTCTGCAGTAAACTGAAGTTCTTTTGGAATGATCAGTTTTACACCCTGCATAGCAATTTTCAAACCTCTTTCATCAACAAATGCAGCAATATCAATTAAAGATTGCTCAAGTGCGGTTTCAGATAAGTCTGCAGCAGTTGCTAATTCGTTAGCGAATACACCACCAGTAGCAAGTGGATGTTGTGTTGAACAAAGTTCTACACCATCACCACCAGCAAAGCTTGAGTTAAATGCATTGTTAAGTACATTTGCAGCTTTTACTTGCTTAGTGTTTGCCATTGAACGAGCTAATGCTCTTGTATAACGAGCAGCTAATCTATCGTATAGATTATCTTCTATCGCTTCTTCAGTGATAGCAAATGCCATAGCAATAGTTTCGTGAGTGTATCTTGCTGTAAAAGATTCAGTTGCTTGGTCAAATGTGACCCCTGCACCCTCTTCTTTTACTGGAGCACTACCGAAACCTGTAAGCATTACTTCTTCTTCAAAAGCTCTATCTGATGCTTCTGCAACGAAGATTTCTGCGTGTTCGTTTTCGTATCTATTATATTCTAAGCCAAAGAGAGCATTTAAACCTGGTTCTAACTCTTTGACCAACTGGGATCTTGAAATAGCCATAATTTACCTCTCTAAGTTAGTCCACCGCTTTGACGGTAGAAGTGATTATTAATTCTAACAAGAACGTTTGCATTAGCAGTAGTAGTATCTTCATTGTTAGGATCTTGGCTTATATCTACAGCCATTACCATAAATGTAGATGCACTATCACCTGTGCTTACATCAAGTTGAACTTTTGAAATACCAGTAACAGTATTACCAGTTACATTGGTTACAGAATAGTTTTTAAACAGTTCTGATCTAGTAAATGCTGCATCAGCATCCATTAGAAACAATGTATCAGGATCATCAATTACATTTGCAACAATGTCATCTGCATTGATAGATCCAGGGTAAAAATTGCTAAAGGTAGGTTTTTGTGTTGTTGGGTCTGTGTAAAAACACCCGTTAAATACACCGACAACGTGATCCGAAGTACCTGCACTATGTCTAGCTACATTACCTGTAGACGTTGGGACAACTAAGTCACCTTGAAAGATTGCAGTACCTTCATTTTGTTTTATCGTGTATCTGTTTTGGGCGTTATTCCACGGAGCACCATTCAACGACTTGTATGGTCTTAGACCAAACTTTTCAGCTACGTTAGCCATATGTTATCTCCTTTTATAACTAAGTTAAACAAATACAGCGATGGCTTTTATCAAAAAATTATGATTTACGTCCACCACCAAAAGTTACACGAGATTGTCTGTTAATATTAACAGGCATCTCTGGTCGTTGTTCCCTTAGAATGTCGTTGTCAACGGCTTTCACTTGGTCAGCTGTGATACTTTGAAAGTATCGCTTGCGCTGTTCGACAGTTTCTTCAGGTATCCTTGCCAACACAAGGCCACCAACCCCGATTAACCCCTGATATTGTCCGCTTTGTATCACTGGATAGTCGTGATCACCAAGTTGATTTTTAATCTCCTCAGCTCTTACAAATTCCCATCCCTCTCTTAGTTTTTTTGATACATTACCTGTATCAGCTTGACCAACGAGTTCGGTTCTTATCCAACGATGCACAAAGCCCTGTGGTGCAGGGGGAGCATCTAGACTTGACGGTGGCGTCCAAGGTTTATTCCTATTTGGCTTATTCTCTTGTGACGCGCGTGAGTTTCTTTTTATAGTATCATTCATATTTCTACCTTTTCACGTGTTTTGCGTATAATTCTAGCGGCACTCCTAATTTTTTGGCAATAGCCACCTCTGAACGAGTGAGTTTCACAGTTCTGCGCCCTTCCTGTTTACGCCCCGCAGAGGCAACAGTTTGGACGGGTTGTTGTCTTTCATCAGCAAACTTATGAGGAAAATTTTCCCTAATAAGTTTGTTAACTTCATTGTAATACTCATCTGACTCTGGGTCAAACCCCTGTGTAATTAAGTCTTCGTGTATTCCATATGCAGCACTTGTCATAACCCTATCACTACCAAACCATTCGTTATCTTCAGCCCACTTTTCCGCTTTTTTTGAGGGTTGAGGTAAATTCTGTGGTTGTGGTGCTTGTTGTGGTTGTTCTGCTGCAGCTTTTGTTTCTGTTTCTATTTTATCTTTTTTAATTCTTGCTTTTTCTTTTTCAACAGCTAAACGTGTTAATTCATCGTTGGCCTCCATAATTTGATCGGCATTGTTTTCTTCAATTGCTTTTTTTAATTTTACTTTAACTTGTTCTCTTTGTGCATCAACACGGGCATCAAACTCCGCAACATAATTTTTGTCGGTGTCCGTAGCATTTTTTTGTAAACCAGACATTTTATTTTGCAATCCTTTTGCATAATCTAAAGCTGCTTTTTCTCTTCTCTCAGCTTCTCTGTATTTTCGAGTGAGTTGAGCAATTCTTTTTTGCACATTCTGTGAAACATTTTCTAGATCGTCTTTATTTTCTTTTGGTTCTTCTATAACTTTTGTTTTGGTATCTTCTTTAATTGGATCAGTATAACCAAGATCAACCTCTTCAGTTTTTGGAGTTTCCTCCTCTTTTTTTTCAGCCACTGTAAGAGTTTCCTCTTTTACGTCATCTGTATCTAATTCTACTTTGTTTTCTTCTTGCATTTTTAATCCTTAGAATAAAGCGAGGATATCCTCGGGTTTGTTAATAGTGCCGATGATCTCATCATCATTTAAGATTCTGTGTTCACCGTATTTAGTCTTAAAACGAGCACCAGCATACCGTCCATAAACAATAAACTGACCCTCTTTACACCACGGTCCAGTTGGAAATTTTTGCTTATCTTTGTAACAAAGGTCACCCATTTTTACAACAAGCCCAACCACTGTTGTTAGTTGTTGTGTCTCTAAGGTTTGCTCTGTTAAATACAAGCCTCCTTTAGTTTTCTTTTTAGGCTGATAAGGCCTTACTAAAAGTCTGTATCCTACTGGTTTTGGAAGTATTTTAAGATATTCTTCTGTTTCTTTTGTACCTTTAGGAACTAAAGGTTCTTCCTCATCATTCGCAGGTGGAACAACGAGTTTTTTATCCCCTCCC